TGTAGTAGGTTTACCAGTAATGATGGTCCAGTCAATAGACGTAAGAAGTCCATTAACAATAGTGCGAATTTTCTCAATCCAGTCATTCCATAGACCAGACCCAGGAAGAACACCAGTTGGTTGTGGAGGAATTAAAGACATTAGTAATAAGGAATTTGGCGGTTTGTGCCATTAATGTTAATAGTAATATATCCTAGAGGAGTGGCAGGTAAAGCCCCGGCTCCACCGGCAGAAGGAGAGGTTGTTCCAGTAGTATGGTTACGAAGTTGTACACCACCAGAAACTACACGAAGCACTTCAGTACCCCCTACAGTTTTAAAGCTATGTAACGGAGCATAAACTTCTTGTCCATAATTACTGCCACTACCACACCAAGTTTCGTAAACGTTTCCAGTAGAACTAGAATCAGTAAAAGAAAGGGCTCCTTGAGAACCTACGCTAGAAGTACCAACAACACGATTACGTCCAGAAGAAGCATCCGCTACAACGTCTTTACCAGAAGCAAAGCCATAGCAATAAACATTTACATCATTGAAGATGGCGCCAGTAAGACCCACCCCTTTGAGGTTAGTTACTGTTCCACCTGTATTAACTAAAGGACCAAGAATACGACAATGTTGCGCGCCATCGAGTTCAATAGCAGAAGAAGCATTGGCTGCCGCAGTAGATTCTACTTGATACCATCCACCTAATACTTGTACACCGTAATGATTTTTAATGTAGAGTGCATGGCTTACAGCGGAAGGTCCGTTGGCTTCTGAGTGGCAGCCTACCAGAGTGGCACCAAAGTTTTCACCAAAAGCAGCACCACCATCATTTAGATAAATACCGTGGCTCCCATTAGATTCAGCAGAACATGCCTGTAGTACAATACCGTTGGATTGGTCAATAAGAATACCAATGCCTCCGTTTGTTTGTGCGCGAACACGTTCCATGACCATTGTTAGGCAGTCGTCAATGTAAACACCATGACTGCCCATATTCTTGATTAACAGGTCGCGCATGATGCTATTGACATACACAGCACCTTCAATTTTTAGACCAACAGCAGAGCCACTTCCTGGACCAGTGACAGAAAACCCTTCAAGAATTAAACCTTCATCATATGAACTAGAAGCGTTATTAAATTCAAAAAAGTTACCAGATGAAACTGTAGTTGTAATATTTGATTTATTAGAACCCATTCCAATAAAACGCGGCACAAAGTTACTTACAATTGCTGTATTGACAACATAAGTGCCTTCTGGAATAATAACAGCCTTGCCGGTATCGTGAGCTGCTTGAAATGCTGTAGCATCATTAGTTACTCCATTGCCAACAGCACCATAATCTTTAACACTAACCCAATCCCCAAGTTTTGAACTTAAAGCACGAGCAGTAGCACCAGAAATACCAGACGTTTGTGTGTAAACAGCATCATTAATATCATTAAGCCAAGCAGCAACAATGGGGGTAGAACTGTCAGTAAAAGTAGTATCAGCCATTAGTGATTTCCTAAGTTAATGTCCACTTCAAAACCTTTTAGGCGATGTGGTTGATTTTGTGTGAAAGTCCATTTAAAAGCGCGACGGCGGAATCTTCCTAGACGGTACGCGGAGGGAAGTTCAGAATACAAATCAATAGATTGTCCTGTATTGTAGTTTTGATAATCATCATCTGTCCATTGTAAAGTGCCTGTGGCAGAAGATGTTGGTTTATCTGCCCACACAGTTAGACGATGCATTGTTTTTTGATTGTAGGTGTTAAATTCTTCATTGTCTGTAACTACAGAAGCAGGAAAGGTAGTACCATTGTCTTGATATAAAGAAGCATCAAAACGATAAATGGTGCTACTTCCAGATAAAGAAAAGAAAGTTTTATATCCACTGCTAGTATTAGCATTTACAGAATTTTCTAAAGCAAAATTACTACTTGCTTGCCAAGTCCAACGACTCCATAGTTTTGATTCAATATCGTAGGCATAACAGGCGGAGCCAGTGTTAAACACGTATAAATCATGACCAGCACGAGAAACAATGGATGCTTGAATAGTTGTAACACCAGAAACAGTGATTGAGGCTAAGTGTCGGCGAATAGCTTCTGTACCTAAAGGAACCATTTTAAAGTCTTCCAGCATAAACACATCTGGTTGACTTTCATTATGGCTACCAATTAGGAACACTTTATTACCAATAGAAGCCATACCACCCATTAAGCCGGAGAGTTTAATAGGCGTGTCGTTACGTTGTAAAGGACTTCCTGTTGCCACCGCAGCATCCCAAAAATACTCAATGGATTGATTGCCAGCTACAATTAAATAGTTGTTAATCCGAGATACCCAAGTAGATTGATCTGGAAGCATTTCGGCCGTAATAAAATCGCCTGCTGTCCAAGCTAAAGGATCGTTAAGATTACTATTATATAAATCTGCTGTTCCAGAAGCTAAAAGAAATAAATAACCATCTAAAAATACAGGATATGGTAAATGTGATGGTAAATCTACATCCGCATTAGCTACCCGAGTAAATCCAGAATCAATTGTTTGTAAAGTAGTTCCATCTGTAGCAACTACCCGAACTGAACCATCGTCATATAAAAACTCACAAAAACCTACATGACCTGTTGTAGTAGAGAATGCAGCAGAAAGTGTAGCCGAAAGTGTTCCATCTACAGCACTGTAGATATAAATGTCATCTGAAACAGCTACAAATAAACGATTTTCTTTTTCCCAAAAAAATAAACCGCGAACACTGGAACTTGCCACAGAAGCAATAAATTCAGTGCTTCCATCACGCTTTACTAAATAAAGCTCATTCTCTTTTGTGTTGCGGTTTTTAATTTGTTCAGGATAAAAGTTTACATAGTCTTCATCTTTGTTAGCATTTGTTCCTCGACTATTAAACTCTTTTACCAGACGAATTTGTTTCGTTTGATAGGTTGATTGTTCAGGAGTACGAGAAAAAGCCATTACATGTCTCGATTAGGTTGCATGAATACAGAAGTGTTTTCAAAGTTAAAATCTTTGGCAATGTCTAAGTATTTTTGTGCTTGTTTTTCTAAAACACTGCGATCATTAAGAGGCACGCCATATTCAGGAGCAAGAAGAGCAGCAAGGCCATAAATAAGAGCATTCTGCCATTCTTGGGGAAAGTCAGGAGTTTCACTAGCAGCCGTATACCCATCTACAGGTTTAGTGTAGGTAAGTTCCATTGTGTAAGAAGTGTCTGGAGTAGGCCATACTTTAATTACACCAGAGTTTACTAAAGGTTGGTAAGTAAATTGTACTGGCTTTCCTTCAGAGGAAGTATTTAAAAGATTAAAGGCCATTCGGTCCAATTGAATAACATCTTGAGCACTTCCAGATGTTTCTCGAATTACCGCTGAATGGATTTTTAGAGGAAACGCTGTATTGGTTGTTTGACCTACACCAATTGTGTAAGTGTTTGTGCCATCCACTAAAGCCAATGAATATTGGGTACGTTTCCAAAGAGGCATTCCTTCTGTTTGAAACAATGAAATAAGAGCATTTAATGCTTGTGTGCCATTGGTTAGGTCTTCTGCATCAGGAGAAGCACCTTTGGCAAGAACACCACATTTACGCATTGCAGCAGCAATAATATTGTCTCGACTAAGTTCAAAAATTGTTGTGTTAGAAGTGGTCATGCATACGGTCCTTGTCCATCATTAAGTTCTTCTAAAAATTGAGCTGTGTGTGTTTGGTTTCCTGCAATTGCACATCCAGCAACAGCTAAGCCAGCATAACAAGACAATCCTTCTAAATAACAAACCGCTACAAAAGTATCTGGTGCTTCAGGACGACTCCAAGGAACAGCTTGCTCATCTTTAACAGCACGAACAAAGTCTTGAGGATGCCGAGGGCTATAACAAGAATGGCATACCATAAGGCCCTGCCATTCCTTTTTAAGTTCAAAAGAATAGAACTCAAAACCACAGCGATCACAAATAGCTTTCCAGCCCTTACGCATTATTTATCTGCCTTGGTTTTTAAAGTGTCTTTGATTTCTACTAAAGCGTTCATAATAGGTTCAAGAGCATCTTTAAGCCGATCATAAGGAACATATTCTTTCGCAAGTTTAACTTCTAAATGACCAAGGTCTTTTTGAAGAGTGCCAAGGTCATTTTTAAGTTCTTTAACAGCATCCCAAAGTTGCCTAGCAAACCAGCCAATGACGGTTGAAGAGACAACAAGCAGTCCGTTAACAATCCAAATTAAAGTTTGTGAATCCATACTATAAACTAATCGTTAAAGCTGAGAATGTCATCTTCTGACTAGAATATCCTGTGGAAACTGGAGCACCACTCCAGATTAAACCTGCTTGTCTACCAGTAAGCGCATAAACACCAACTTCTGCTGGCATAATGCGTCCATAGTTTGTATTAGCATCACGGCCTGTTAATGTATAGCTACCAAATTCTGCTGTTACCGATGGATTACTAAAAGGAGTAAACGTTAATGTTGCTGCTTGTCCTGTTAAAGCGTAGCTACCTTGTGCAGCGTTCATAGAAAGGTCTACAAGAGCGCTGGCTCCAATTAAAGTATAAGCACCCGGCTCAGCATTAAAAGAATAACTACCACTTTTAACTAAAAGAGCATCTACTCCAGTTAAAGCATAAGTACCTTGGGCGGCTGGCATAATACGAGCATACAATGTATTTGCA